CTCCTGCAAGGCTCTGCACTGTGTCTTGGCACATTACAACATAGCCAACGTTTGCTATGTCTGTTCCAACGGTAGTACCCGTTGTATTTCTAATATTACCTGCCCGAATCGGACCTGAAAAAGTTGTAGTACCCATGTGGATCTCCTGTCTTGGGTTACGTCAGCAGCCTCATGCCGCTGTCAGGGATAATTTACTATAACACATAAAATAAAAAAAGAAAGAGCCGCAAAAGCGGCTCCCTCCCATAAAATTGTATTGAAACTTAGGCTGCGCCTGGAGTTCCAAAAACTGTACGCCAGTCGGATACACCGAAGCTGTAACGCTCACGAGCTTTAAATCGCATGTTACCTGTATCAAAATCGCCTTCCATGGCTGTTTTGATTGGGGCACGATTAAAGTACTTAAACCCGTTAGGTGCGTCTGTCTTTATGAAATACGCATCTGTGTCTGTTAAGAAGTGGTTAACAACAGCGCCTTGAGGAATCATTCCCATGTTCTTCATTGCGTTTGCGTCGTTATCCGCTGTTCCCGGACGTAGGTTTGAGTTAAGCACTCGTTCTGCAATAAACTGCAATTCTTTTGGTATGATTAATTTCACACCGCTGACTGCAATTTTAAGACCACGCTCATCAGTAAAACCTGCAATATCAATAAGCATTTGCTCTAAAGAGGTTTCGTTGAGGTCTGCCGCAGTTGCCAAAATATTGGTTTGGTTCCCTGACAGAGAAGGGTGTGCGTTTGAGCATAATGCTGCGCCATCCCCTATAGCGTTTGCACCTGTGTTGAACGCATTGTTCAATATAGATGCCGCCTTGATTTGCTTTGTTTGAGCCATCGAACGTGCAAGAGCTTTCGTATAACGAGAAGCTAGACGATCATACAGATTGTCCTCAATTGCTTCCTCTGTAATTGAGAAAGCCAAAGCAATGGTTTCGTGAGTGTAACGAGCAGTGTATGTTTCTTTTGCATCGTCAAAACTGATGGCTCCGCCTTCAGATTTAACAGGTGCAGTTGAGAAACCACCAAGCATTACTTCTTCTTCGAAAGCACGGTCAGATGCCTCTTCTTCAAAGATTTCAGAATGCTCGTTCTCGTAACGATTATATTCTAACCCAAACAATGCATTTAGGCCGGGTTCTAGCTCTTTAGCTAGTTGTGCGCGTGATATCGCCATCTACGCTCTCCTTATACGCCTGTTGACGTCGCATTGGTTTGTGAATCAAACCGCGACGTGGTTGCATTGAAATGAGCGTTGATTCTTACAATCATTGGAATACCCGCAGCAGTGAAGTCACTGTTTGCTTCGTCATCCATTATACCGACAATACGCAACGGAAGTGTTGCAGTAGTGTTGATTGTAGACACGCCCAAAGCTGAGTTTGAATTACCCGTACTAGTAGAACCAGTACGTGCAGATGTGCCTAAAGACGCATTTGCAAAAACAGCCGCTTGAGCAGTGGCACGATCTGTAAGAGTCGCGTCAGATGCTACTTTAAACAACTGGTTTGGATTATCAGCTACAAAAGCTTTAACAGGGTGGTTAGTATCCACGCTGACGCTGTTCGAACCGGGCCAATAACTAATAAAGGTTGGTTTTTTCGAAACTGAGTCAACGTATTCTACGCCCATCAGAACACCAAGAGCGGGAGTAGTACCCCCACTAGTCGCTCCCGCATGATCTATTACGCCTGCCGCAGTGGGCACACATAAAGAGTATTGGAAGATCGGATTGGTGTTGTTAGAAGCGATTTCATACTGAGTTACCCCAGTAGAATTAACACCGTTTCCAACAAGCCCGATAGGACGTAAACCGAAGGCAGTATTTTGATTTGCCATTTTAGTTTTCTCCTAATGGGGCGACCCTAATTTTTACGAGGGCCACCGAAGGTTACACGAGATTGACGATTGGCTTTTTCAATCGTCATGGTTGAATGTTGATTCTCTCTCATCATATCGTAGTCAACTGCATCCATTTGATCCCTCGATTTACTATTAAAGTAATGAGTTCTCTCCTGAACCGTCTCAACGGGAATCCGAGCGAGTATCAGTCCGCCTACTCCAAACACACCTTTATATTTACCTGATTCTACGACGGGAGATTCAAAGTCAGGGTATTCGTCCTTACGAACAAGTTCCCAACCCTCCCGCATTTTAGCACTGATGTTTTTTGTATCATCAAATCCTCGCGTTTCGGCTCGAATCCAACGATGCGCAAACCCATCAGGGGCAGGCGGTGCATCTAACATTGACGGGGGTGCCCACGGACGCCTTTGCGCCGTTTTTTCCCTAGTTTGATTAGCGCGAGAAGTACGCTTGATTGAATCGTTTGTGCTATCAGTCATTGTGTTACTCCTTCACGTATTTCGCATATTCTTCTAGCGGCACACCCAATTTTTTCGCGATTGCGACTTGGCTAGGGGTGAGTCTAACCTTTTTCCCACTGCTGCGCCCAGAATTGGATCTTGATACGCCTGCAACCGTCTGAGCGGGTCGTTTGCTTGCGTTCTTCGCGTTACCTCCGAATGTGTCGGAAATGCGGCGATCAAGTTCAGTATAGTACTCATCGCTCGTGGGGTCAAACCCTTCGTCTTCGACAAGCTTCTTATGTATGCCAAAAGCTGCAAAAGTTCTGGCTTCGTCCTGCCCAAACCAGTCATTTCTGGCAGCCCAGTCTTGAGCTTTAGGGTCAGGGCGTTTGATTTGTTGTTGCTGCACGGCTTGTTGTTGCTGCGGAGCAACAGGTTGTTGCTGTACTTGCTGCTGTGCTTGCTCTTGTTGTCTCTCTTGAGCAACTTTGGCTTGATTTGCCCTATCGTTTTCAGCCGATAAAGCAATCATTTTCTTATTAGCCTCAACAACCGCAGTTGTATCTCCAAGCTCCATGGCTCGTGCTAACTCTTTTTCCGTCTGCTCCATCTGAGTTTGCACTCTGTTGGTGTATTCAGAAACATAATTGCTGTCCAAGGCACTAAATCTTTGCTTTAATTGCGTAGACTCTTCCTGAACCTGTTTTGCGTATTTAACAGCCTCTTCCTCGCGACGCTGTGCGTCTCGCATCTTTTTGGTAAGCCTATCAATACGTTTTTGAGTGGAACTTTGGGCCTTATCAAACTGATCTTCTTCTACGATCTCTACATTTTCTTGATCAGACTGTTCTTCCGAAGCTTCTACCTCAACTTCGGTATCCACCTCAACTTCCATCTCTAATTGTTCTTGTTGTTCTGCCATAAAATCCTCCTAGTAGTGCAAAATGTCTTCTGGCTCATTAATTCGAGCCAAAATCTCGTCATCATTCAAAATACGAACCTCTCCGCCATCAATGGCAAAGCGTGAACCCGCATAACGTGCAAACATCACCCATTCTTTCTCCGCGCACCAAGGTCCAGAAGGAAATTTTTCTGGGTCTTGATAAGCCAAGGGTCCAACTTTCAATACATAACCAACCTGTGTTGAAATTTTTTGTTGTTCCACAGCAGAATCCGGCAAAAATATACCGCCTTCAGTCTTTCCCTTACCACGGTAAGGTAAAACCAAAATTCTCCATCCTGTAGGATTGGGCATTCTTTCTAGAAGTGACCCATTTATAGCATCTGGGTCTAAAACTTTAACTGACGGCTCTTTATAAGCCTCTCCAAGGCTTGCGACAGCCTCTTTTACTCCATTTAAATCAACTTTTGCGCTCTCAGTCATTGCTTCGCTCCTGTTTATCTAGCAGGCCCTTGAGTTCCTGTTCCACATGATTCAGGGATTCCATATTTCCCATAAGCTCACGATATTGCTCCATAGACTTGACGTTGCCGTACTGCATTAAGTCAACAACACCCTGTCTACGTTCCCTTATAATACGAAAAACTGCTTCCGCAACATATATCTCATCCATTCTTAGATATTCCCACCTTTTCTTATATGAGAGATCCTAAGATATTTTGAGATAATATGCAATTATATATTAAGCCACTTATATATTTTTTGTGTTTCTTCTTTTCGGTGCTTCAAACCGTTGTAACCGCCATTAACTCTTTTGGTAATTGTTTTTATAACTTCGTCGTTAACACCCTCGTCACATATTTCCCAGAGTTTATTCCTGTGAAAGAACCAAATTGCACTTTCCATAGGAAATTTAGTGGCAACTAGATCAGGATCCTCCATTACTTCAGGCAAATCCATGTCCGCTGCAAACTGAGAGTAGTTATTTTTGCCAGTGCATTGTAAAAATCCGCGGCCTCGCCACAGATATCCCTGTCCCTCATTGCCCATCCTGTCACCGTATACACGATCAGCCAGAGCCTGCGGGTTACGAGCACAGCTTTCGGCATCACTTTCAGACTTAAAGTATTTGCCAAACACCCCTAGTATAGATTCTTTGCTATAGTTAAGATTCTCTTGTGTATAACGAAACGTGCCACTTTCGTGCACAAGTTGCCCAAGAAAATGCGCTCCACGCTCTGGATTCAAAGCATAATGATTACATATTTTTTTTGCAGTATTAGGACCAAACGCACCATCAGGTGAGGATCCTATCTTTTCCTGTAATGTTTTTAATGCTTCACTCATTTACAACCTCTTTTGATCCACAAACACGTTCATATACCATATCGTCTATGTAAGCCTCTGCCCATTTGTTTTCAGTGAAAGTGCAGAACTCCCACAAATCATTTACATCATCATTAAGTAAGTCGATAATATCTTGTTGTGCCGATACTGTTCCCTCAAGATGTTCAATGTCGTGTACCATTCCAGAAATATACCAGACTAACGCTACCAACTGCACAGCCATAGCAAATACTAAAGCTACAGGTATCTTCATATCAGCCATTGGACTTGCCCCCTATATAGCCACCAACAACGCCTATTACACCAGTCATCGACATTTGTAGTAAGCCTATAATGTTCTCATCTAACTCACCACCGTGTTCATTAGCCATCTTAAATTCATCGTAGACAATCAAACCAAGTATTCCCATAAGTCCTACGGCAAGTACTAGTACCACTATATCTTTCATATACTTCATAACTACCTCTTAAAGAATTTCTGTACACCCCTGACACCAAACGATGCAGAGATTGCAATACCCAAGCTATAAAAATACCAGTCTGGTGCTTTGGAAAGCTGTTCAAAACCTTTATCTACCCAACCCTCAGTGCCTGGAATAAACGCCAAAACAAGCGGAATAGACAGAACAATTACGAACCACTCGTCCTTCCAACTCGACTGAGAGCCTTGCGCCATAATGCGCTCCCAGTCAGCCACACTTGTTTCTTTACTTAGCATTATCTTAGCTTTAGCTTCTGCCTCAGTAAGTTTTAACTTTGCACTTGCAGCCTGTGCTTGAGACTTTGCATCAAGCCAACTACCCGCTAAACCCGCGATAGGTCCAATTATAGACTGTAACATTACTTATCCTCCATCTGTATACTGGTTTTCTTGCTCTCAGCCTTTGCTGAATAAGCATTAAAACCCATAAAAGCCGCTACCACCCCGGAAGCTGCTATAACGTACACACTTGCTATATCTGTTATTAAACTTGCCGCTTTGTCAAATCCAAGGACAGAAGCAAGCAGTATTATAAACGGGTAGATCAACATTCCCATCAAAGCAAAACCTGTAAAACGACGCTCTGCATTGCGCTTGAGATCCCGGTCAATCATTTCCAAACGACGGTCTTCTAAAGCTATTTTATTCCACTCAGCCTTTTCTATAACGCCGTTGTTATTTAAATCGGCTTTACTAAACTCTGTCATCTCTTCGCCCTCGCATACGCAATTGCTATTCTTTTTTCCCGCGTGATTATAACAACTTTTCCTAATTTGTCATATATTATGTATTTTCCACGAAATTCTTTAAGTATCACAACTGTATTTGAATACAGACTATTTTTGAGTTGTCGTTTGTTACAAGAACTTTAGCTTCATTTTTGGCTATTTCGCATACTTCTTTTTTAGTGTAGCTGCCAACATGATAGTGTTGAAACTCATTACCACTAGCCGTGCTAGTTGTTAATTGAATCCATAATAAAACCCACATTTAAATACTCCCAAAAATCATATATAAAAATGGAGATGTTGCTACAAACATTAAAAACAAAACAGTTAATACTAATTTCATTACCACCTACCTTGCTTGCTGCCCCAAAGATAAAATAACCCAAACAATAAAGCGGCCCCTAAACCAAATATAACAAACCCTATTGCAAAATTTATCAAAGCATCTACTTGCTCTTGTTTTCTATATAATTCATCTTTTCTCTGTTTTCTCATTCTTGCCTCAATAGCTAAAACTTCTTTCCAAGCACTTGGACCATAGTTCCAAGAGATGTGATCTTTTATCTCTTCTCTCATCTGTTCCATTTTTTTCTTGTTCGCAAAGATCTCTAAAGCAGTCTCTTCATCAGACCCCCTAAACGTCTTCTTCCAAAACGGAGGATTCTTCTCCCGCTCTTCTATATTTGTGAAATCACTGAACGCCTTGCCCCAATTGGCAAGCTGTCCCGTCATGTCTTGTAAATCTTTGCCTGCACCAATAGCCGCCTTTAATCCCTTAAAAGCACCCGTTGCCATAGCCACACAAGTTATGGGATCCATAACTTATCCCATATGAGTTGTGCCCTTGATTGCCGCGCCTGTACCACGAGTCTTCACTTTCTTCATGGTATCACTCGCCATTGGCGGTGTTTTAGGCTTACCGACTGTCTCAGGCTTGGGAGCTTTTGTAGGCGTATTTACTACAATTTTTACCTTGGACATTTTACTTTCCTCTTTGTTTTAATAGTTCTCGCTGCATTGCACTATCAATTCGAGCCGCGGTCTGCTGTTCTTGACTTGCCAACCTCTTCTCAAACTGCTCTCCACGCATCTGCTGATTCTGCGCGTCAAGCTGCAATTTCTGTTGGTCCAGTTGAGCATCCTGCTGCTCTGACTGAGACTTGATCTGTAACTCCTGCTCCTTTAGCTTTACCAAAGGATCCGGCTGATTGGCACCAGATACTTGTGCCGATAGCTGCTTCGCCTGCTGCATACCCTCCGCCACAAACTGTGCAACCATTGCCTCAAATTGTAACTCCTGCTGATCCGCATCCATAGGACCCATTTGTGACATTTGTGCCATAGCCTGTTCCTGGGCCGCTATCTTCACATGCTCCATGACGTGCTTCTGCATACCCAAAGCAACAGGCGGCATCTGAGCAACCATAGGACTCGCGCCAAAAACCAAATGAGACATAATATGCGCCTGATGGTTCTGACCCTGAAACGCAAACAACTTCATGTTGTCCAATGCGTTGATGTTCTCTTGTGCAGGGTCCGTGGGCAACGGCTCCTCGTCCGGCATCGATTTCAATATCCTGTCGGTATCTGTAACACCCAACGCCTCATACATATCCCTGAACACTTCGTGCATGTTATGCATATCAGGAGCCTGAGTCGCTAACTGTAACTTAGTCTGAGCTAACGCAATCCGCTGTGCCTGACTAAATACATTCGGATTAGATACAGGTATGATATCCACACGGTCATCAAAATCACTCGCCATAACCGCCTGATCACTGCCCGCGATACTATACGGATACTCCTGCGGTAAACTCTCCGACATAACCCGCGCAAGAATCTTAAACTCCTGCCGCATCGCATAATGCATCCGCTTATGTACAGCACTCATTACCCGCGAACCCTGCTCCAACATCGCAATCGTCGTGCCAACAGCAGCTTGCTGATTACCGTCGCCAACCTTCATGTCAGTAATGGTCGCGAACCGCTGACCCGCCTGAACCACAAACCCTAACAAGTTAAACAGTGTCTGGTCGGGACCCTTAAAAGGTAGCGGCATGAGACTATCCCGAATAGCCCCACCCGGAGCGTCCACGTCACGGAACTCCCCAGGCTGAAGAGGATCGTCATCGTCTCTGATACGTAGTCCGCGGGCCTTGAAACCCGCAGGGAGGTTGGACAACGTACCCGCGTCGATCAACTGCCTCAGTGCCGCCGTGGCAGACCTTGAGAGTCCGCCAATAGTGTGAATCAAACCCAATCCGTAAAAACCAAACCCCGGCAAAAACTTGTAATGCACAAAGTAATTAATCTTCCTACGCATCTCGTCTTCTTCACGATAATTCCGCCGAATAGACAATATTTGCCCGTTATCCTGCGAAATCGTCACCACATAAGGCATCTTTATGCCCGTTGGTTCGCCATCTTCCCCCATATCCTCGTAACCCTCTAGGTCCAAATCAACGTGGCATTCCAACAAAGTACAGTCATAATCTATCTGTGAAGGCTCAAAACCTCCGATTCTGTTCACTTCCTCCGTCACACCGTCCATCTCCTGCTGCGCAGGAATCACAGGTATGTCTAAATAAAATCCCCCGACCTGCATCTTGCGCAAATCGTTCAAATCCATCTTCACAACCTGTGTTACATTCGGACATGTCTCCAAATCTGAAGTCTCGTAAGGAACCACAAGATGCTCCGCAGGAACAAACTTAGATACAATCCGGCCCAGATTCTCATCGTAATACACCTTCTTAAACGTACTGCCCGCTAACGGTAAATAAAACAGCATCTGATCCATGTCAGGCGTGTAATCTTCCATGACATTAGTCAGATAGTAATTCATAAACTGCTTAACACGCTCCGCCTGATCAATCTTCTTGCGGTCTTCCTTGCCCATAACAACAGTTCTTACAGGACCCGAAGGAGGCAATAATTCATTAAACGCCTGCGCCTGAAACTGCGTCGCCGCCTCCGCCAATAACGGATGAGTCACACCAGAGGCTCCACGAAACGGTTGCGTCCTGTCCTCGTAACTAAAACCAAGAAGCTCCAACCCATTAGAATAAGTATCTTCCCAATCCTGCCTAGACGCCTTGTTCCCCTCAAACTCACTAACCAAATCACCAGAGATCCTAGCCAACTCACTATCCGATAATGATTCCGCTAAGTTATCGTCAAAAGCCATATCCCCCATAATCTCAGAGCCAGGGTCAAAATCTACAACAACGTCCCCACCCTCCTCTTCAATTATCTCTATCTCATCTCCAAGTTCCGTGAGCAACGGTTCCTGCCCAGAGTCCGGGATCTCAAGCTCAATCTCCGCTCTCAAGTCGTCCTCGTCCATCTGAGAAGGGACCCCAGAATCCATTAATCCCCCAATTGGTTCTCTAGCCATGAATTACTCCAATCAATAATATGCCCTCACCCTAACAGATTCTTCACCGTCTTGCCAATCATCTGTTGGTAATTGTACAAAATTACCCTGACGATACCTCATTAATGCCTGTGTCATGCTATCTACAAGGTCGTCATACTCCCCATTCGGAAACGCCGCAACCTCCTCAATCATCTCGTCAGCAAACGTCGTGTCAGGTGCCCAAACCATCCCCGCCTCAAATAATGGACTCACACTGTGTACCCTCGTTACCTTATCATTACCACGACTCGGTGTAAAATTCACCACAGGAATCCCCATGTTCCGTAATTCATGCGTCAACGGCATCCCACTCGCCTTCGCCTCCACAATGACCGTGTCGGGGTCCCAAAACTCATACTCCTCCAATGCAATCCCCTTCAACTCAGGAAAATCCCACCGACCCTTCTTGCTGTCCAACAATATTAAATTAGGTCCGCTTCCACCCTCATTAGGATAAAATACACCCCACGTCGTAATCGCACTGTAATCCGCAGTCTCCCGCTTGCTAAACGCCGTATCGTAACTCTGTATCACATACTCTAACTGCGGAACACTCTCCTTCTCCCACTTGTTCCACCACTCCCGCTTGATAATCGCATTCTCTTCTCCAGTAGGCCGCTGCTGATACTGCGCATTCCACTTGCTCGGAGGTATAGATGCGCGGACCGCGGTCAAATCCTCAAGACCCCAAAACTCAGGCCAACACGGCGTCCCATCCTCAAATATAGCAGGTAACTCCACAACCTCCCACTGATCCGCTAAATCATCCTTCGCCATCGCCCGCATCAACTGACCCGTCATGTCCTTCTCCGACCAACGAGTCTGTACCAAAACAATGCTGCCCCCAGGCTGTAACCTCTGTCGGGGACCCCCAGTATACCAATCCCACGCATCCTCAAATCCACTGTTGCTCATCGCCGTCTGCTCCGAATGCGGATCGTCAATAATAACCAAATCACCACCACGGCCCGCCAAGTTCGATCCCACACCAACAGCATAATACATCCCGCCACGGCTCGTGTCCCACCGACCAGAAGCCTTGCTGTCCGCCGCTAACTTCACCTCCGGGAACACCGTCTTGAAATCATCACTGTCAATCAAGTTCTTCGTCTTACGACCAAAGTTTACAGCAAGCTCCGTCGTGTGCGTCGCCTGGATGATCTTCATCCCAGGATTCTTGCCCATCATCCACGCAGGAAACAAAAAAGATGCAAACTCACTCTTCGTGTGCCGCGGAGCCATATTGATGATCAATCTCTTGAGTTCACCCCTCGCAACACGCTCTAGTTTTTCAGCTATAATCCGATGATGCCTTCCTGATATAAATTCAGGCCACATTGTTCCAACAAAATCTAAAAAATTTTCACGGCAGGATTCCTGCTTTTCAAGCTGCGCGAGCCTCAATTGAAGCTTCAAATGCCTGTCTTCTACTGAATTTGTCTGAACACTCATACCAGGGGACCCTAAACGATTATATGCGATATATATCATATACTTACATATCGTTCAATTTTGCAAATGATTATTTGAGAGAAACATGGCCCATGCTCTCGTGCCACAGCACCACGGGCCGCGAAAATTTGCGCATAATTCTTTGATTTTGCTGCATAAAACTTGACCCGATATTGGAAGGGACCCAACAAAAAATAATGGACATCGATGCAGTAAACGCGGACCACGGACCGCAAAAAAACCCAGCAGTCAA